CAAACGCACTCCCCCCATTCCCGTCTGCTTGCAAAACGGCATTCGTCGGGGCCGCCCCGCTGGTAGGGGTTCCCAAGGCTGCGTTCAGTCCCGCGAGGTCGCCTGTCCAAACCCCGTCCTCAACTCCCAGTGCATACTCATCCGTTGCCGAATCCTGCAAAGAGGTCGAAGTGACAGACCAATCCGCTACGTTCGCATACCACACGCTCGCGCTCGACAGCGCATTTGTCCAATTGCGGATGTTCGTGCTTGTCAGGTTTGTTGCGGTTGCAAACGGCCCAAGCCCCAATACGTCACGAAATCCACTGGCATTGGTATTTGTTAGGGCGGGCCAGCCGAGGCCAAGATTGGTTCGGGTTTGAGCCTTATAGAGGGCGGCGTTGGTTCCTGCAAAATCAAAGCCGCCATTTAACAGGGTTAAATTATGTCCACCCAAAAAAATCGTTCTTGTCTCAAAATCTATCTGAAAATTATAGCTAATAGAATCAAGACTCCACGGATTTAATGTCAACTCATCCCCACCAACTTCCATGTAAATCCTTGGGACTGTGAGGACGTTTGTCCATTGAACTCTTCCATTCGTGTCTATCAGCAGCGGACTCATGTTTGTGCCCCAAAGCGCAACGTTCGTTGCCCCCGTCAGCCTCCCCTTTTCATCCACCGTGAACTGCGAAACGGCATTGCTGTTTCCGTAGGTTCCGGCGACTACCCCCGTGTTGGTTGGCGGCGGAATCGGGATGTTCGACGCATTGGCCTGCCAGAAGTTGGTTGGTGCTATCACCTTGCCGTCGCCATCGGTCACAACGTCGTAGCCTTGGGCGTTGACTCCGCTTGGGATAAGCATTGCTAACGCCGTGATGATTGCTAGGGCTACGCGCTTCATTCTTCCGTCGTCTTCTGCGGTGAACAGATAGCGCGTTCCGTTGGGGCTTCGCAGTATCAGCCCTTTTGTGGCATCGGTGATTTCGACGTTTTCATCCAGCGTTCCTGTGAATGTCCCATCATCGCCTTTCATGCCTCGCGGGCCTGCGGTAATAACCTCCACGACCTCGACTTTTCTTTCGGGGACTTCGATGATTATTGTTCCCATTGGATTCACCTCGCTATCTCCTGATATACCTTGGCCTTGCCTGTTGCAAAAGCAATATATGTGTAGCCGTCGCGTAATTCTATCTCATAGACGTTGTCACCTACCGTTAGGTTGGATGCCTGCTCGGCTGTGATTTCAATGTCTATGGTTCCGGCTTTGTCGCCCAGCGTGATTCCGTTGCCCTCGGTTAGCTCTAGCAGCATTGCGCTGTCCTTGGCGCACTCACGGATTACCATGCTTGCCCCGTAGCCAGTCAAGTCCATTGGTATCTTTGCGTTGCCTTTGCATGACTTTGTGAGATAGCGAAACTTTGCTATCCACGTCTTGCCTTGGACAATCTCTATGTCTCTCTCTAATAGCCAATAGTTGGTCATTGGAACAATGGGATGCGTAGGGTTTGGTTGGTTCCGGCGATTTTCACCGTCACTTCAAGCCAATGAACGGCGGTATTAAAATCCACTGTATTAACGTTGTTTGTGTTGGTGGGTGCGGCGTTGGTCGCAAACATGTCGGATTGAAAGCCTGTTGCGTTGGTGTTGGTTAGGGTGTTCCATTTGAGATAAAGCAGGTCTCGCATGGTGTCTGCGAAATCTACTGGATTTTCCCCCGAGTAAGTGGCATTGCCGTCACTGATAGAAAAAACCCCATTTGCTTCTACGGGGTCATAAATCCATTGAACCGCTGTCTCTCCATTCGTATTCGTATAAAGCCCTGCTGCGCTCCTAATGGCATCCGCGTTGGTTGTCCAAAGATTTGTCGGGCTGGTAACAACCCCATTGCTATCTGCCAACACGGGTTGATTTGTTCCCCATAGCGCGGAGATAAATCCCGCCGAATTGGTGTTTGTAAGCGCCGACCACCCAAGGCTGATAGCCTCCCTAAATCCTGCTGTGTTGGTATTGGTTAATGCCCCAAGGGGAAGCCCGATTGCTACCCGCACCGTCTCTGTGTTGGTTGCGGTGAATACCCCCTCACCGATAGCCGTGATGCCAAGATTTGTTCTTGCTGTGCCTGCATTGGTTGCCCCGGTACCACCCTGACCGACTACCACAACTCCCGTGATATTACTCACTGACACGCTGGATATGTTGGATGCGGGAATCTGGCCGATGATGTTTGTTGCCTTGAGATTGGTTAATGCGCCGCCATTGCCGGATGCGATATTTGTTAATGCCGAGGATGCTGGCTGAAATGCGGTTTCGGGGTTGGTCGCCGCCGAACCCAAGCCGATGCCTGACCTTGCGTTACTGGCATTGGCCTGCCAGAAGTTGGTGGGCTGCGCGATTGCGCCATTGGTGCCAACAAGAACACTCTCGGTTTGCCCGTAGCCCGCAACGGCCAACGCCGCGCTCATCACCAATGAAGTTAGTATTGCTTTCATGCTTTTTTACATCAATCGCTTCCAGACTCTCTTGTTTCCGGTCTGGGTGTCGTAGTCGTTCGGCCTAACGACAAAAGGAAGATTCTCGGCATCGGTGGATTCGGTAAGCTGGTAGATTACTGGCAGCCCCGCAATGACCAAGAATACCACGATGCCCACGGCGTAGGTTCCGCTAATGGTGTTCAACCCATCAAGGTTGGTTGCGCCGCCGCCATCAAGTCCCGTGATTGCTGGCTCTACGCGCAAGATGTTGACGCTCGGTGTTGCGATGGGGGTTGAGGATACCCCGATTACGCTGCTTGATGGAATTGGAATACAAATCTTGCCCATTTTGCTACCTTGTGACCTCCGGTGATATGATGATGTTGCCTTGCAGTATCCTCGTTGTGACCGACCCGTTGTAAAGCTCTAGGTCGTAAACGGCTTTATCGCACACGGATAATTCTGCTGTGTCCTCGGCGGATATAAAAAGCCTGATTGAGCCTACTTGCTCGTTAAGAACAAGCCTTCCATTGCTGGTTGATAGCTCAAGGATGATTGCTTTGGATTCGGGCTTTGACCGTATCTGCATCTTGGCGGTGTATCCGGCCAAGTCCACGGGCGCGGTTGGCTCGCCTTGTTCATAAAACAAGGTCTGATTCAGGGTTGCTCCTTGGAATATGCAGATGTCTGCTTCCGCTATTGGTAATTGCGCCATAGTTAATCAGCAAAAACAATCTACCATCTGGTTCTTAATGTCAATGACTCTTTGAGCTTTTTGAATGTTTCGGTGGATTGCCGCCGTTTTTCTTCTATGGCCTCGGAACCCGCCATTGCCCCGAAGACCTTCCGCGCCACAAACAACCCTACGGCAAATGAATCAAACAAGTCAGGCGACTTCCCTATCCGCTTTTTCATGTCGGTCTTGGATTCAATGAGTATCTTCCTTGTTCGCCGGACATATTTCCTCTGCGTCATTTCCCACGCCAAGTCGGGGGTAACTCCCTTCAACTGCTCGCACTCCAAGAAATATCTGGCAACAAAGCACAACTCGGATGCCATGTTGTGAAACAACTCTTTCCCGACTTGCGGCTTCCCTGTCACTTCGTTCCGCATGGCATATTGTGCGCTCACCGGAAGGTCTGACGCCGCACCCGCGAAGCTGACTGCGTGCCAGCCTTTCAGCATTTCCCGCTCCCCGATTGACCAGAAGATGCCCCCCGCCGACGCATCAACCCCAAGCCTATTATTCGGTATCCCTAGCTTTGCGGCCAAGTCGCGTATCTGGCCTATCATCTCATACTGAAAGTCTTCTTGTGAGCCTGGCCTTCGATTCATAACATACTGATTCTCAACGGCTATTGCCCACTTGCCCGTAATCAATCGTCCGTATTTCATGTGGGTGAATACGAATCTATCCCCGCCCTCGGTATAGCTTGGGTCTATGCCCCCAAGGTCTTTCGGGGTGCCGTCCCATATGGGCTTGTCTAGTGCGCCGTGACGCGCAAGCAGGATGTCCGACACAATGGTAGAATCATCGGCATCGGCGGGGGGCCAGAAGCCACGAAACTTGCGCCAGTATTGCGGGTTCAAATCCCCAAGCTCTTTCTTCGCCAGCGCAACGTCGCTCGGCTTTGGAAGAAATGGATACCTTAATCCTTTCCCCGAATCAAAGGCCTGCTGGTTGGGGTTGTCTTTTTCGGAGTCGAAGCGGACGCATAGCCCTTCAATTCCCGCAACCCGTATCTTCCAATTCGGGGTGTCTTCATCCACGCTCAACCACCCTTTGATTGGTTCGCAAAACTTCCCATGTGTGTCGAATATGGATGCGGGGTTGCCCGCGCCGACAATGTAAAGCTCTTGCGCCCCTTTGAATCCCCAAACGGCCTCGTTGATTATGGATGCGGCGCAATCCTGCATTTCATCCACTATCAAAACAATGCGCCTGTTCTTCTTGCCCTGCAATCGCTTCTGCGCGTCGTCTTTGTATTCGTCGCCCGCCGCCAACAGCATGATGGATGATGCGTCACTGATTCCTGTTTCGGGGTCTATGATTGCGCCTTCTTCGGGGGACAGCTTGATGATGTCCATTGATTCGATGAGCCTTCCGGGGGCAATCCCGATAGATGTCGCCTCCCGATACATCTTCACAAGTGCCGCCCAGATTCGCTGCTTGGCGTCCATCTTGCTTGTGGAAACCACAATGCACATGGTGTTTATCGGGTCGCAGAACCAGTTCACCAATGCAAACGCCGCCATGCCATACGACTTGCCCGAATCGGTTCCGCCAGTCAACCCCGTGACGCTTCTGACGAATCTATGCCCCGATACCTCGTCTATCTCGTGAATGTCATTACAGAAGGCTTGCGCCGCCAACTCACTCCACTTGTGCCATTGGAATGTCGGCCATACCGCCGAAACGATATTCCGGTAATGCCTTGCCTTCCCAAGCCCTCCGTCTTTCGGGGTAAGCCCCATGAGGAAAGCGTCCATCTCTATCCGTATTGGCGTGACCAACTGCCCTTCTCGTGGAAGCCAGAGCCTGCCATATTTTTCTATTCCGCCTTCCCGTGTTGCCATTAGTTTCTTTTCAACTAGAATGTTACATCTATGGGAAGAAAGAGCAAGGAGCAAGAAATAGGATATTGGGATAAGCCAGTCAATCGGAAGCGAAAGCAGGATGCGTTCCGCACTTACATTACGGGGGTTCCGATTTCCCATGTAATGAAGGTTATGAAGTCGAATGTCGTTACGATTCGTCGGTTCATCCATAGCGAAAAATGGGACGAACACAAAAAGATATGGCTGGAAAATCCCGACAAGGAGAACCTTTATCCTTGGGACGCCGAAAAACCGAGCAAGCTGGCGCTTCCACCTGCCCATATGAACAGGATGGACAAGGATGAACGCCTTGATTGTATTCGGGCTTTCTCGCTCTATTGCTCCGGCAGAAGTATTGCCGACATATCCCGCGAGATGGATATTAAGCTCCATAAGCTGACGCTGTGGAAGTCCACGCAACGCTGGCAGGTATGCCGCGAACGGTTGGTGAATGAGGGTTCCCCCGCACCTTGGGAAGATGATGATGTCCCTATTACGATGCAGGACATTACGGCTTCGCTTGAGGCGATGAACAAGTCCATTAAGTTCCTTACCGGAAAATCTCTCATCAAGGCGGCGACCGCCATCCAAGACCTTGATGGGATGGAAACCTTCGGGATGATGAAGAACGTGAAACAGCTTGCGGAGGCGGCGGCAATCAACTTCTCGGACGGCAAACTCCCGCTCAACGCCGTTCAAATCAATGTCGCCACCAAACTTGAGTCCATTAAGATTCCCGAGGAATCGGTGTTTGAGGCGGATTTGATTGTCAATGAATAGCCCTTCCTTCTGCTACTCGCGCAAGACCGATACGCCTTCGGGTGGATGGTTTGTTTCGTGCCCTATCGTAAATGAGCGGGTGGACGGGGGCGACTTCTGGGACATGGTTCAGAAGTGCGAATCCATGCTTTTGTCTCGGGGCATCAAACCGCCTGCCGACTTTGTTTCCCAGATTGAGAACAACCTTTGCAACAGGCTTCCGGGTGATTCCAACTGTGTTCCGTGCTCTGGGGAGAAACAGCATCTTGGCTTCAAGGATGTTGTCCGGTGGGTTCGGGCGATGTACTCATTCGCGGTTCAAAGCAAGTTTGAGCTTGTGCCACAAGAGGAAGCCGAACGCCGAGCCAAGATTTGCGCTGCCTGCCCCCGTCAAATCTCCACGTCGGGATGCTGGGGATGCAAGGGTATCGCGGGACTGCTTCCTCATATCGCGGGGGCTCGCAAGACTTCCTACGACAATCAGCTAAAGGCGTGCGGGGTTTGTGGTTGCTACAACGCTGTGAGCGTTCATATCCCGCTGGATGCCATAGACAATGAAGACCACCTAGACTTCCCCGACTTTTGTTGGAAGAAAAAGAATCCGCCTAGCAATTCTCAAAGCGGGTAATCGGCTTGTTGAAGGCCATCCTTGCGATGTCGGTGGGGCCGTCGCGGTGCTTTGCTACGATAAACTCCATGTTCGGAATAGCCTCTTGCGGGTCTTCGCTGTGAAGCAATATCACGATGTCGGCGTCCTGCTCTATTGCTCCCGAGCCTTTCAAGTCGGATAATCCTGGCCTACTTGTTCTTTTTTCGTGGTCGCGGTTTAGCTGTGCCAGCACGACCACGGGAACCTTGAGTGTCTTGGCTAGGTCTTTTACCCCGCCGCTAATTTCCTCCACTTCGCAAACCCTGTTCTCTTTCCCGCGCTTACTGTCCCCCTTGACCAACTGCAAGTAATCAATAATGATAAGGTCGAGGGGGGTTCGTTGGTGGGCGCGGCGGGCGACGGCCTTGAGATAGCCGATTGACTTCGCGGAGCTATCGTCACAGATGATTTCCGATGTTTGTATCTCGTTGACCGCCCTTCCTAATTCCTTTTGCTGCGATGGTGTTATTCTCCCCGCAAGGATGTCGGCGGCACCCACCCTTGCCCTTGAGCGAATCATTCTTTCCATCAACGCGACGCTCGTCATTTCCAATGAGAATATCAGCACGCGCTTGTGCTGGTTGAGTGCCACGTCCTCGGCTATCTGCAACGCGCTTGCTGTCTTGCCTACCGAGGGTCGAGCGGCAAGAACAACCATATCGCCACCACGAAGGCCGAACATCAATATATCATCCAATGGAGCCAACCCTGTCCTAACCCCTATCACCGGCTTTCCTGCTATGGATGATTCGATGTTTTGGGCGGCGCGGTCTAGTGCTTGGGTGATGGACAACTTCCCCGAATCATCCACTTCGTAGTCGGCCTTCATCACGCTTGTCTCCGACCAGTTCTTCAATTCCTCAATCTTGAGTTCCCTGTCCCTTGCCTTGTGAACCATTTCGTTCGCCAAGTATTCCAACGACCTTCTGTATCGGGCTTCTTCGAGCTTGGGGTAGTACCGCTTCCAGTTGTTGTGCGCGGTGCAGGCGGTTGCCACTTCTACTATTTTTGTTTCACCGCCAATAACGTCCACTTCCGATGCCGCTTCTATCTCGGCTTTGACATTGAGGATGTCGGCCTGCAAGCCCCTCGCAATGCACCGCATGATTGCACGGAATATGACCTTGTTCTCTTGGAGATAGAAATGGTCTTCTTTGATTGATAGCAGTATCTCGCGCTGGTCGCTTGGGGGCGCATGGCACAGGCAACTCAATACCGCTGATTCAGACGATGGTTCGTATATGACTTCAAGACTCATGGATGATGGTTCGTGGATTGGCCGATTAGACAGATTTCTTGTCTGCGCGTTCACGCTTTTTTGCCATGACTTCCAAGATTCTTTGCCTGCGGCGTTCGCGTTCATCATCGGATAAGTCCATCTTCTTTCGGGGGCGTCCGCGCTTCCCTTTGGGCTTCGTTTTCTTCAACGACTTCACCATGTATTGAATCTCAATTTTCTCGCTCGGGCTAATCTCATCAATCTTCCGAACGCTATCAAGTGTCGTGTATCCCGTGGCCGAGGCTTCGATTTTGGCTTCGGGGGCTGGCGCGGGTTCAACAACTGGTTCAGCAATGGCCTTTGCTGGCTCTAGGAAGCCCTCTAGGGCCATTGCGTGCAATGAACCGTCCTTGCACCCATGAATGACCACGGCATCGCTGGAAATGGTTCTATCGGGACACGTGACTTGTTGTATGGCTTGGGCGTCGGGGTCGGCGGCAAAGAATACCACTTTCCCATCCATCCATCGGTAGCTGACGCTTTTCCAGTAGGTGCGGATAAGCGGGGTGTCGCGCCCGATTGCCATGAAGTTGTAGCGGCATCGCACGTCCCAAGGCTCGGGTTCGTTCCCGCTATTGCGATATGCCAGATTGTAGGAAAACAACGACGCGGCGGCGGGGCAATACTCCAAGAAGCTGGGCGGATAAATGGCGTTGCCGACAATCATCTTGTAGATGTTCTTGCCGTTGGATGCCACGCCCCCTTGATACATGTGCCCTATGATACCGGGTTTCTTGTTGTAGTCGGCCTGCAAATCATCCAGCCATCCGCGCTTCATCGGAACGCAGTCGGGTTCCCAAAAGAAGAAGGGTTGCTCCCTTCCCGACATCTGGGCAGAGGCATCGCAAAACATTTGGTTCGGGCCGAGAGGCCACCCGTTGTATCCCCGTGATACGGATACCTTCCCCACTTCATCAAACGACTTCATCAACTCACTTGTGATTTCGTCGAAAAGTCGGGTTGCATCGGTGGCGCACACCCATGCCCTATGACCTCCATTCTTACCCATTGCCGTAATAGCCTTGGCTGATTGCATGGCTAGTTCCGCGTCTCCGTCGTGATATGCAAATACTAGGTTCACTTATTCTTTCCCTTCTTTGTTTCGGCGTCTTGGATGTATTTCTGAAACGTGGCCGCGCACCGTTCGGCTTTGTCTCTTTCGCTGTCGGGGTCAAAAAAGTACCCGTTGCGCTGTTCGTAAATGTCTTCCATTGGCATTAGTCCGCCCCTTCTGAATCTTGGGCCGACAACGCAAGGTGAGCATGAGTCTTCATTGATAACGGTGAGGACTACTTTGAATCGGGCCATAGGCACCAATACTTAATCACCTTTTCAAGCAGGTGTCCAATCCCGCTCCATCCGTGGTGAGGATGCCAATAGCACGCGCTACGCAATGGCGGGTTTGACTCGTCATTCTTAATCAGGTAGATTCCTTCCTCTTGGGGTCGCTCCTTGCTGTAATCTTTCCAGACAACTTTTTCCATGATGCGTTACTCTACTCCTTTAATTAGAAGGACTCCCTTGCGTAAGAACGCTCAATGGTCGAGTCGGGGCAAGCCATTGAAGCACGGAACAGGGTTGCGGGCTTTGTCGACAAAACGACAGGGCGAATACACAAAATACAGCAAGTGCCGCAATGCCTACCTTGCGCTTCATCCGGTGTGCGAACGTTGCGGGGCAAAGCCTAGCAAGGACATTCATCACAAAGCCGGAAGGCATGGAAGATTCCTTTGCGATACGGCCTACTTCTCGGCCTTGTGCCGCGCCTGCCATGAGCAGGTTCATGCCAATGGCAACGAGGCCCGAAAACAGGGGTGGATTATTGACGTTCATCAGCGCGACCAAGTGATTGAAGTTCCTGACCAAGATTAGGCTCGTATTGCCCTACCACTGGATTCCACACAGTTCCGTTCTTGGCTGTTAAGTTGCGATAGTTGTCCACAAGATTCAACCAGCTTGCCTCAAGCGGGGCGTTCCATTCCTCTTTTGGCGGGAAGTTCCACGGATAGGGCTTTACCCCAGCCGCGCTGCACCCCGAAACAAAAATAACTACAATGGCAAGCGCCTTCACAGGGTTTCACTTGTTGGCAATTTCCTCCAAGAGCCTTGTCTGTTTTGCAAGCTCTTTCATCCGTTGCCTGTGCCGCCTGTCGGCTTCGTATTCCTCGTTTGACCGAATGACGAACTCATTCAGCCATTTGCTCCCATACGGCCCTTCATCGGCTCGGGATGGCGTGATTGATGCCACTACTGCCACGGCGCACAATAACGCCATGACTGCCATTGCTGTTGGTTGCTTTGTTTTCATAAGAAGGTATTCAGGGGCATCTGGTAATTGCTGCCGCATGAATAGGTGTCCAGCGCAGACGCCCCTGAAATATGGGATGGGGCGCAAGGGAACGGAGCCTGCTATGAAAACCCCGTTGTGTAGGCTTGGATATCTCCGCGCCCTGCCCTTGCACCCCAAAAGCCGTGGAGGAGTCGGTATCGAAACCGAGTCCGCTCGAATTGCCCCGAACGTCGAATCCTGTCTCCCCCTGAAAATTGGTCATGCGGGAATAGACACCCCTGCCGCCTGTTTGTTCAATCTTTTTCTCCCCCTCCCCGCTTTACGCTACTCGGCCCCACCTTGCGGTGGTCGCGGGTGTTTTTTGTTTTTCGGGTTTGCTTTGCTTGAATTAGCGGCGGGGCTGGGGCCGTCGCCCCGCCTCGTTATCGCCTTACTGTATTCATCGCCGTTAGTAGGAGATTTATCCTACTAGATAGATTGCGATTCCTGAGCACACTCCGCCCCCCGTGGGGCTAGAGTGTATAAAAAAGTAGAAAACTTATCCTTCTGAGATGAGTTGCTTCAACCTTTCGCAATCGGTGTCTAGGCTCCAAGGCTGCCATTCTGTGACCTAATAACACCAATAACCCCACAGGGTAACTCCCTGTCGCTTTACCAGACATTCTCTGGATTATTAGTTGGCGAAACTAATTCGGATTTTTCCGGCGGTTGGCGGTTTTATCCTCGTTACCTGCACTCAGAAGGTTCGGCTACAATATGTCAGACGCGCCGTGCGCCTTCGTTCCAAGTGATGCTCACACCCCTCGGACACGGGCAACTTATCTGGCGCGAATCGGAAGTCAAATAAAAATCTTCAACCTTCTTGAAAAACTTTATGGCGCGAATCGGCACCCTGTGTATTGTTCAGTAATGGACAGCATGGAGCTACACGCGGAGAGTCATCCGTCATGGCTAAAAGAAATGGCATATCTTGTTGAAAAAAGATATGGGTGGCGATGTTCAATATGTGACAGCCCTGAAGAATTGAAGATTCACAATCGTTCGGAAGGCCACCGTATTGAGCCAGAAACGCCCCTAGAAGACGTTATCTGCATGTGCAGGCGGTGTTATGACGTTTTTCACGATGAAGACAAGAGAATCCATAGAGTCTGGCGAATTGAGGACGCAAGGCGCAGAAACAAGGGAAAACACGTATCTATGGCCCCTAGGTCGAATAGGGACAAAATCACAAAGACCAGAATCATTGATAAAAGAATCATCAACAGCCTTTTGGTGGATGGGAAAATGACCAACGCCACTCTTTCGGCACTGGGTTTACCAACGGGGTTCACGGATTGCGGCGGATGGATTAGCAGGATTCGTGGCCGCATCATTTCAGAAAAAGCCTACCGCGAGGCGTTCAATGGAAAGAAAGTCAAAAAAAGATTGAACACCGAAACATGATGGCTGTCTATTGCCCCTGAACACGCACAAGTCGCATGATTGACCGCCTGGCACTCAAATCACAACTGGAAATCAATCCCAACATCAGCGTTGAGGAATTGTCCGTCATGCACGGGGTTTCCGAACAGTCCATAAGGACGGCTGTTCGGGCGGTGGGGAAAAGGCTTCGCAAACGCGCCGTCTTGCGCCGGACATACAGAGCACCCCGCTCTTTCAAGATTCTGGGCTACATCATTCGCAACCCCGAAACCAACCATGCGGTAGTTGCAGATATCTTTTCATGCTCTCGGGAGTTTGTTAGCCAAGTCGAGGCATCGGCCCGAACCGAGGGAATTATTTAGTATTAACAAAAATATAGATTCCATTTTTAGGAGTAATACCAAAAATAAACACAACAACAATAATAATAACATGAGTGAAAAAACCATAATCGAAATCATGGAAACGCCGAGGGAATCACCATTGTATTCTTGTGCGCCATCATATTGGTTGCATTTTTGGGCTTGTTCTTTGCGTGGCCCATCTATCGGGTCTGGCAACCAAGCCAGCGCCAGACGGCTCACGATAACACCAAACGGCAACCCGCTGGCGTGGGTTGCCTGCACTGCCGGGTTCTGCCCGATTTACCCATGACACACATAGACGACTGGCTCGATGAGCCTGCAACAAACGAGACTGAGAAGCTGGTCAAGGAATGGCTGGAACACTACCGCCGCCCTGCCATCGAAAAGGATCACAAGTGGCTCTCTGCGCGGGTGCTGCTGTGCGACTACGAGGGCAAACGATACCGCTGCATCGGCTGCTCGCGGATGGGCGACGTGTGGCTGACGACAAACTTCGAGGCCGAATACGGCTACGAAAAACGCATCGACGTGGCCGGCTGCTCGAACTGGGAAGTCAGGCAGAACGTCAGCGATGACCCACGGGAGGCCGGAAAATGAGCGTTGAATCCAACCAAAGCGAGCAACGGCCTGCCGTTGCGGTCCATCGCCTTGTTCGGCTGTTTCGTGACAGCGACCGGGCCGGAGTCGAAATAGCATGGAAAGGCAACCGGCTCCGAATCGGATGGATGTTCCGCATCTCGTCGCATTGGTGCGATTTTGTCGGGCCGCGCCGCGCTCAAGACCGGTGGTATTGCCCTGCCGGAACGTGGCATCACCGCGTTTGGCGACTCGCTGTTGGTTTTCGGCCCAACG